CCAATCTACGTTCAGTACATCATTGATAACCACGACCATGTGATGAAGTTGCTTGCCGATATGCAAGCCAAAGTGGACAAGGCGCTGAACTTAGACCAGACAGACCGTTTCTATTCTTGCTTACTGACATGTGCATTTGTTGGTGCTTTGATTGCAACCAAGTTGGGTTTAATTAACATTGATATTACGCGTATCTACCAATATGCTTTAGGAGTTGTACGAGAGTCGATTGCATCTAACTTGTCTAGCGTTGGCAACCCAATGACTGTGGCACAAGAGACACTGGGCGCGTTCATCAACGAGAACGTCAACAACGCAATGGTAGCGGCATATACCCCCAAGGGTGGCTTGCCTGAGAGACCGGCTCTGACGCCTAAGGGCAAACTGGTGATGCGGTACGACCCTGACACTAAGACGCTTGCTATACCTGTGGCTGATCTGCGCAAATACTTTACTGGTAGGCAGGTGGACGTGCGTGATAGCTTGACACGGCTAACCACTGCGGGGTATCTGAAGCATGGTGGCAAGTCACACCCAACCCGTATTGGCGCAGGAGCCGTAGGGGGGCTTAGCGGTATTGCAGTGCGCTGCTACATCTTTGATGGAGACGTAATTGGCATCGACGAAACGGCGTTTGCGCAAGGCGAAGCCTAAACTCAAAACGGCGCTTAAACCTAAGGTTCAGCTACCCGATCATCTGCGAGTACTCTCCCTTCACGGGGTTGAGTACTTTATAAAGTGGGAAAAACTTTTGGTCGGTAGTTCTTTTTTTATACCGACGACTGCAACACCTATGCAAGTGCGAGTCGCACTGCTCCCCGTATCTAGGTTTTTTAGAATACGGTTTGAAGTACGCTCCCGCTGTGAGTACGGGAGGTACGGAGCACGCATCTGGCGAGTTTATTGAACTTTGCGAAGCTCTGCTTTAGCTTCACGAACCCAACCAACAAACGCAAGTTCCATCTGTTTAATTTCTTTGAGGTCCGCTTCGCGGTCTTCTTTGCTCATATCTTTAGCGCCTTCAACACTGTTCAGATACTTGCGGTAGGCACGGGTACGTTCCAGTTGTTCAAGCGTAGAGTTAATTGCAGATTCCATCATGAGTTCATGGGCGTGTGCTTCAGCATACTTCTCAGCGCGGTCCAAGTCGGTTTTCATCAACTCGTTTAGCGTAGTGTTGGCTTTGCCAACTTTCTCGCGCTCTTCGTAAAACTCAGTCATGCGGCGTGTGCCAACTGGGTCGTACAAATAGTTACTCAGCAAGGCGTATTTATGCAGGGGGCGATCAATTCGCGTTGGGTTAAGCAAGCTGTCAGTCACCATTGTCAGCATTGCAGCGGAGGAACCAAAGTATCCACGCAGTGCGTTGTCAATCATGATTGGAGAAACTTCGGCACCAACTTGATCGCGGCTAAACACGGCAATAGCTTTTGCCAACTCGGATGTTTGCTCGGTTACTCGGGCACTTGGGTCCATTGCCTTGTGGTGGTAGCCTTCCAAATCACGTCCAGTCAAGAAAGACTTGTTAGCCCATGCTTCCATAACCGGCTTGATGGCTTGCGGTACGGGTACTGCGCGGCCTAAGTACTGCTCAAACATGTAGCTCAGGGTTGTACGCACGGCTTCAAACGCTTCTTGTTCCTCAGGCGTTCCTTGGCGCTTCATGTATTCCACAATACGCTCGGGGATGACTTTAAAGATAGCGCCCAGTTCGCCCGGCACAGGAATCTTATAGCCACCGGGAAGAATCCAGTTGCTATCCCGCGTACGTAAATCCATATTCTTGTAGTCTTCGTCGTCATCGTCCTTGCCAAGCGCATACAGGGAACTCAACATCATGACTGTTCCCGCACGGCTCCAGAACATACGACGGGCTTGCGCGCGATCAACTGAGGCACTTGAATCCTTGCCAGATGCCGCACGGTACAGCACGTCCATACCTTGGATGTAAGCGTTAAAGAACGGAATGGTTGTGACCATTGCACCCACAAAATCACTAGCGCCACGACGACGGAAGTTAATAAACTCGCGGGCTCGGGTCTGCGCTAAAACTGCATCGCCGCTTTCTTTTATAGTTTGGTCGTAAATTGCTTTACGAACGGCCACGTCAGACGCACGGGTAATGCCATCTAGTCGGTGCAAGATAGTTTCAAACGTTGTGCGCTTCTTGTAGCCTAAGTCTTTTAGTAAAGATGTGGCGGGTTTACCGGCTTCAAAGTCATACTCACCGGTTAACCCAAGGCGACCAAATTCTCTTACTATTGGATGCTGGATGCCGCGTAGTTCTGCCAGTGCCAACTTGGGGAAGTTAGTTAACGACATCCATATTAAAGCGCCGGGGTTTTTCACACCAGACGTTAAGATGGCACGTTGAACGTCATCCGTTACCTGCTTCAAGGCAAATGGTGGGAGCACTGTTACGGTCTTACGCAGCACGTTGGAGAACACGCCCAAGTTGCGCAACCAACCCGCTTTAGGTGGGTTCAAGTCCTTAAATGCCATGACGTCATACTTGCTTGGCACGGACCAATACATCATCTCGCCATCAACGTATGCGCCTACAACATTAGGTTTACCTTGTGCGCTACGACCCAAGAAGTTAGCCTGTCCAATATCTTCCAAACTGCGAAGCGTAGTGACGGTGGCATCTGTCTTCATGGTCTGCCCAACCATCCAACCTAAGGTGTTGATGTAGTTATCGAACACATTGCCCACTGGACGGTTTAGAGAACCCACCAACTCTGGCAGCTTACCAACTTGCGCCAGACCTTTGCCGCTGACTTTTTTAATTTTATTGAAGTTAGTCGAGAAATCTTCAAGCCGGTCAAATGGCACGTAGCCCGCCACTTCGCTCCACGCCTTACCTTCTTCTTTGGATAGACGTCCAGCTTTGACCATGTTGTTGACCATTGCAATACGGGCCTCATCCATGAGCTTGCTCATCTCTTTCAAATCTGGATCAGCGTTGTATTCTTTTACCAACTGGTCAATCTCGTTGTCTTTTAAGTGGATCAGGAAGTTTGTTCCATTAGTCTTATTAGAAGTGCGCATAGCGTCCAAACGCACGCCTTCAAGTACACGGCTTGCAATCTGGGTGGCGCGGTCACGGCTGTAACCGTTTTTATCGGCGTACTTGTCAATCAACGCATAGACATCCGCAGGGGGGCGCACGCCCTTGCCTTGACCAGACATCCATAGCCCAGTAGTTGGGTCTTTGTACAGCGTGCCGGTTTGGAAGTATTCCAATAGCATCTTGGTGTAGTCTTGCGCTTGACGGTACAGCCCCATCGGATTTAGTTTGCCTAACGAATCCCGTACAGCACCATCAAACTTTTCACTCAAACGTTTTTCAATAGTGGCACCAATGTCCGCAACTTGCGTACGGAACTTAGTTGTGTAGTCAATATCTGGCTCGCTCCTAACGGTATTGACCATCTTGGTCAGCGCAGATTTGTCAGGGACGCTAAGCGGACCCATAGAGTCAATCAAAGACTCAGTGGTATAAGACACTGCATTTTGCAGTGGTTGAACCGCGCCTTTAACCGCGCTTGGTTTCTGAAGCCACATATCGGCACTGCCGGGACCCATAGCCTCCAAGAAATCCGCAACAGCTTTGGCTGGGGGAAACTTACGACCAGTGACAATTGCCACCAAGTCACGCATCATTTGCGCAACTTTAGAGAAGAATTTTTCTGTAATGGTCAGGGGCTTATCGGCAGTAGTAGCCCAGCGAGATACGTTGTCGGCAAACCACTCATTAAAACCCATCCAGTACTGACGATCTAGAGCGCTCATCTTGCTAATCTCTATGTCGTCAATACCTTTAGTTTCCATTCCCTCAGCCATGGCGCGGTTGCGCAAAGACATCACAAGGTCAGCAAGCTTTTTGCCTTTTAGACTAGTCAACCAAGCGTCGTACTCATCCATGATAGCCGTACGAGTAGCTGCCGGTGCGTTTCTAAACGCTACCTTATCAATAATATGCCCTAACTCATGCGACATCACTTCGAGAGTTTCTTGTTCAGACATACCCTCTTTTACAAAAAGAATAAAGTCTTTATTAGTTTTGCCAAACGGAACTGTTGCGCCCAATTGCCCATCAGTAGGATTGGCGCGAGCCATTGGTGTATAAAAATCACCGTGCAAATGCAAGTCTTCAACTGCATTTGGCGCAGCTACATCTTTACTGTGATACAGAAAAATACGAACATCACCCAAACCCAAACTTTTTGTTAATTCTTTTAGGTAATTTGTGTAGCGGCTATCTACTGAACCGCCTGCCACAATGTTAGATGTTGCTCCGGTAAATGGCCCGTCGGGATATTGAAGTGCTAACTTAGCATCTTCGTCCATGGCTTTTTTCTGTTCATCACGCACCGTCTTTAGTTCCGCGTCAGTAAACGTGTTTGTTGGATTTGTATATTTGTCCGCGCTATCGGGGGTTATATAAGAAGAGCCTAACTTTTTATGGGCCGCGCCATAAATTGGCGTACCAGTACGAACACTTGCGTATCGGATCAGCGCAATGTCATCAGTTGCATATAAAACTTCGCCTGCGCGTCGCCCACTTTGTGCGGTTTTAGCCGCCCACTCAGGGATTTCTTTGCGTGGCTGCAAGTCCAACTCAGCTTGACGTTTATCTTTAGCCGTGGTTTTTTCTTCAGAAGTTTCTTCAGCCTTAGGTTGCTTACGCTCAGCGTACTCAATCTCCTCACGTTTTGACATGGGGAATAGCATGCCCTGAGGTCCACGAAGGATTTCTTTCTCACCCTCCTCCATGCCAAACTCAGACGTGCCAACAGGTTCCCGCAACTTCTCTGGGATTTCTTTGGCGGCAGGTTTTTCAACTTTGGGTGCCGGTGTTTCGGCTCTAGGTGCGGGTCTTGCTTGTAGTTTGCGCTCAACTTCTTCCAAGCGGCGTTTAACGTCTTCAGCTTCTGCTTTGCGTGCAGTTTCTTCCTCTACAGTTTCAGCAGTGCTAACAGGAGCCGGTGTTTCCACAGTTTTGGCAGGGGCAGCTTTAGGAGCCGGTTTAGCAGCCACCGGTGGTCGCGCAACAGGTGCGGCAGGGGTAGCAGAAGTAGTAACAGCAGGAGTAGTTGTAGGCGCATTTAATGCAGGCCGAGCCGTTCCTTCAGCATTAACTCCCTTGCCAGCAAGTTGTCCAGCAGGTGCCAATCCGAGTCCGATAGGTGCTGCAGATGCTCTGGCGGGGGTGGGTACTTGGGGTTTGGGTCGTAGTAACTCGGGGCTGGTAGGCTCACCAAATATTTCCACGCTTGGCTTACCTCCTCGGGGCTGAGCGATTGGCTTAGGCTGATTCTTTTGGGTAATGGGCGTAACACGGGGTGCCTCCTTATATCCTTCAGGTACGGGCGCAGTTAAGTATTTCAATATCTGAGCGCGTGAGCCTGTGCCAAGCAAAAGGTCTGGGTTATTACCAACAAGTACTTGGATTTCTGCAGGAGTTTTTCCTAAAACATTTTGCTCCATCCATTTTTGCGACGTACGCATAGGAACGCCAATGTCTTCCAAGTCCTGTTGGGTGATTTCGGTTGGACGTGCTGGGATTGTCAAGTCCCGCTTTACATCTTTACCTTCAGGCACATTACGCAACGGCAACCGATACTGGCCACCTCTACGTTCTTGTTCTTTTTGGGCTTGCTCAGCGGCGGCTTGCGCATCTGCTTCGTCTAGTCTACGGCGGGCTTCTACTTGCTGTTGAGTTCTAGGGGGCGTGACAAGCCGAGGCTCCGCAACCTCGGGGCGAAGTGCTTCGGTCTCAGGGAATAAACTTTGTTGCGCAGGCTCAGGCGCTCCTGCAATAGCGGGGAATCTGGCGCGGGCTTCCGCATCCGTTTGCTTTTCTGCGCGTAGGCTCGCCACTTCATTTTCATGCAGCGACATAATCTGGTCGGTTAAGTCTGCAACACGGGCTTTAACTTCAGGCGTCTGTGGCTGTTGTCTAAGCGTTTCACGCTCTTTAACTAAATTAGCGTAGTCGCGTTGGAAATCTAAGCCTAAGTCAAGTTGCGTGCCTTGCTGCACTGCAGCAGATTTAGGTTCCGGTGCCTCTTTTGGAGTAGGCACACGTTTGCCCATTTCCTCATCAGTAAACATCGTACCTTGCGTACCAACAGGAGCGTCCTCAGGAAGTTGTGCCCCACGGTTTACGTCACGTTCTTGCTCAGCTTGCGCCCGCGCTTGGGCTTGTTGTTGTGCCTCAAGTTGGCCACGAGCTTGCCCACGTCCCACCACATTACCGGCAGCACCCAACGGACCGCCAATCAACGCAGCTTGATACGCAGACTCGCCATATTCTTTATATGCTTCGGGAGATGTTAACGACAGGCCCGCTTGGTATCGTTCAAGAATCTGTTGGCTAACCTCAACGGGTATCTCAGCCGCTCCACGTACAGCGCCACGTCCGGCAGATGCAGCCAGCGAACGTTCGGCGGCCTTGACTAACTCAGCCTGTGATTTGGCCGTAGCAAGCACAGCATCGTCAGCAATACCCAAAACACCTTTGACAACTCGTTTGCCTAACGTGAATGCAGTTCCTGCGCCTTCTAGTGCGGCTTGTCCTGCGGCAGCGGTATAGGCTTTTGTGCGATCAATCTTAACGTCTTTGCCTTCATCCATCTGCTCGGCAGCTTGGCGTTCGACGTTAGAGCCCATGAATTGCGGAAGCAATGTGGCACCGGCACCTAATGCGCCACCAATAACGGTACCTACTCCGGGGGCTATTGCGGAACCGGCCATAGCGCCAAGACGCGCACCACCAGCCATGGTAGCTAAGTTAGCACCTTGTCCTGCCAATGCACGGGGGATTTGAGATACGGCTTCGCCTGCGGCAGACAGCAAACCTTTTTCTTGGTACGCTTTTTTAACTGGCTCAAATCCAACGCCTTCGCCAGCTTCTTTGCCAATAGCTTCGCTACGGGCAACACCAGCCTTAGCTGCCTCTTCGGGATTAAAGATACTGCCTATGCCCGAACGCGTAGAAGATACTAGCTGTTTACCGCCACGAATCAGTTCGCTACCGATTGTGGATTCTTTGGGAGGAGCCGCCTGAGTATGGGTGTAGTTAGCCCATTGCCATGCCGTGTTGGAATCTGGTGCATCTACTTCGTAGGTCTTACCACCAACATCGACTTCATACTTAGGCATATATCACTCCATTAGCGTTTCACCTCTCGAACGGCACCGGGAGGTGGTGTAGAACTGGTTCCGCCGGGGCTTCCTGCGCCGGGGGCTGCGCTCATTGTAATTCCAGTTGCCGCGTTAAACAAGCGCTCTGTTTCTTTCTGAATCATTTGATCGCGCAGACCGGGATTTTTAGCAATCTGCATAGACAAACGCATGTCTTGCTTAATCTGAGCCGCCACGTTATCTACAGCCTTATCCGCAATCTGACCACGTTGTGCTGGAGTCAAGTTGGCACGAGCATCTCCACGCATTGCAGCCGTAGCCATAATGCCTTTAAGGTGTGTATCAGCCGTATATTTAGAAGACCCAGCTTGCACGTCTTGACCACGGGCTTGGCCCAAAGACTGCATCTGTTCCCGATCAAACTGAGCCTGCTGTTCAAGAGTTTTAGCACGGCCTTCACCAACTTTGCCAGCTACTCCGATCTTCTCAGCGCGTTGAGTATCTTCAACACCACCCATTAACTCGTTGATTTGTTTAGCCTGCGCTAAGTCAGCGGCACGTTTTTGTGTCTCAATGTTGGTGTATGCAGGAGCCAAGCCAGACAACCCTTTGTACTGACCAGACGTACCAAGCATCTGAATTAGCTCTTGCAGACCCGAAGGCTTGGTGGACTCATACTGCTGATTTAATGCAGCAATACGCTCAAGCTTGGCTTTGCCAGCGTCCTCACCCAAGCCAGTACCGGCACGGATAGCATTTTGTTCGGCAATAAGGTCTTGAACAGTGCGCTCTTTGGGTTTGTTCTCAAGCGACGTTCTAAACATAGCCTCCATGCTATTGGGCGCAGGAGCAGCGGGAGCGGCAGGGGCTGCTGGAGCCATAGGCACAGCAGGTGGACGGGGTTTGTTTTGAGCCGCTGCTAATTGCGCAAGGTTATTCATGGGAGGTTTAGGCGCGACAGGCACGTCTCCAACAGTTTCTTCTGCGGGAGCGCGCAACAAGCGTGGGTCATTTTTCATCGAAGGACGCAAGTTTTGACCTTCTGCATTAACTACCGCCATATTGCGTTTGCGTTCTGCTTCTAGTGCGGCAGCGGCAGCGGCAGCGGCTTTGCGTCTACTGGCTCGAGCGGCTCTGGCCCACATTGGCAAGTCTTCGTCGTCTTCGTCTTTACCTTTTACATCGCTACCTGTAGGGCCAGCAAATGCAACAATACCGCCGCCAGCCATTTGAATGTTTGAAGGCAGTTGATTTAAACCGGGGGCTTGCTGTTGTGGTTGGGGGTTAGGTTGCGGGATACCCTCGGGGACTTGACCGGGCATACCTTGTTGCTGAGCTTGCTGCAACGCCATGAGTCCAGCCTTTTGCTCGACTTGTTCTTTAACGCTAGGCTGCTGTCCTTGCGAAGCACCCTGCAAGGCATTTGCCATCTCAGCGCGTTTCATCTTAGCCTGCATCTCACCCGTAGCTAACCACGGGGGAATCATGGACGGGTTTAGCCCATCAGCGTATTTTTTTAATTCCGCCAGTGGAAGTGACTGTGCGTATTCTTGCGCTTTAACGAGATTCATAATTTACCTTCAAACAGGTTTAATGCCAAGCTTAGATAGTTTGTCAATCAGTGACGCTATTCCTGAAACATCACTTTGCAGTTTTGACAGTGCATCTTGGTTGACCGATGTTGTCGACGCGCCAATTGGCAAGCCCTCAAGCATCTTGCGTTGGAATTCCAAGTTAGTGTAAGGACGAGCTTGCTGCTCATCAAACTGACGTTTGTCAGCCGTAATACCTTCCGCCTCAATACCGCGTTGTGTTTCACCGGCTTTCATCAAATCATTCAATGACTTCAGCCCAAAGTCTGCGCTGTACTGGCGCGATGCTTCATTGGCCCTTTGAGCCGCGTCGCCATACTGTGCTGTGCTTTGTGCCGCTGTCAAACCTTGACCAGCACCAAACTGATTTTCTTGCATCTTACGCTGTTGGTCCGCATTAAATTGGGACATTGCTTTGTCGTACGCAGTGTTGTAGCCAGTGCCAGTAATGTTGGCCATGTTAGCGCCCAAAGAACGCTGGTTTTCTGCGTCAAGAATAGCTTGGCGTGAGCCACCAAACGCACCAGCAGTCGTCATTTTGGCCGCATTTTGTTGTGCAGTAATTTGTGACTGACGGCGAGCTTCCTCTAACTGTGGGTTCAACGCAGACTGCAGGTACGGGTTCATGTACTGGGCAGCCGCTGCCGTATCAAACGAAGACGTTGTGGGCTTATAAGCTCCGGGAGCCGTAAACTGATTGGTAAATTGACCCGGTTGATAACCCGCTGCCGCAGTTTCACTGATCCCCGCAAAACCTTGATTTTGCAAATCCGATGCGCCAGCCGTTAGTGGACCGCCGTAAGTCTGCATAGGGGAGTTAGTCAACGCTTGCGTTTTGCCAAGCATGTTTGTAACGTAGTCGCCAGCCCAAGGGGATAGGGTAGATGTCTTAGACGTATCAAGAGGCACGCCGCCTCCATCAACAAACCCCATGACTGTTCCACCAGTTGCATATTTAGATGCAGCCAAGCCACCGGGCATGAACTTGTCGGGATTAATCTTCTTGCCTTGCTGCTTAGTACCCGTGCGGGCTTGACGAATACGGTCCATCATTTGGTATAGCTTATCAGCACCAGCATCAGAATTGCCGTTACCCAGATGAGACACCACATCGGCAGGTATTACAAACTCACCATGGCTTAGTGCCGCCTTCTGATTGCCATCAATACTGGACGGAATTTTATCAGCCATACCATCGGTTGAACCTTGCAAGTAACGACCTTTAGCCATTGCAATACCGCCGTTAGCCATAGGGATTTTGTAGTTAGGGTCCATAAGTTGCTCTTTGGTTGGCATAACAGGAAGTGCAGCAATCCCAGCTTTTGGGGTTGTAGTCATAGTTGTATCTGCCGTGGTATCGGCAATAGTGTTTTTAACCGCGACAGGGGCTGGGTTATAGTCCCGCTTCATTTTGCCAATATAAGGGTTAACCGCAGGTGCCGCAGTAGGCTTGTATGCTGCCAAAATACCTTGAGCTTGTGCATTTGCCGCACCTTGAGCCCCCGCTATGGCATCGGCATCACCTTCTTTAACATAGCGCGGATCAGTAAAATACTGACGACCGGCAGCACCGGGACGACGATTAGGGTCATTATATTGAACCTGTTGCTGAACCATATCCAGCTTGGGGATAGGTACGTTGTACCCGCCTTCTTTGTCGCTACCCGCAAAAGCTTTTGCCGCCGCCAATGCAGCCACTAAACTAGCACCGGGGTTGGCCATCATGTTGGAAAACACTTTACCTGCAGTAGGCCCAAATGTTTTAGTTGCCCACGCTAATGAGCGGTTGTATGCTGCGGAGTTCCCTTTGGCGTCGGGGCTTTCGGTATTGCTAACAGGAGCACCAGTTGCATCTACGGTTAGTGAGGAGCCATCATCATACTGGTATGTAATATTGCCTGTTTTTGAGTCAACAGTGCTTTTGGAACCTTCCGCACCGGGGGCATCACCCCACGTAAAACTGCCGGGTATAACGTCCCCTGTGTCTAGCCCAGTAGTGTCGTTTATCTCGTTAGAACCGTCGTCATAACAATATTGGGTGTAGTTAGGCGTTTCGTTGCCTTCCTCATCGGTGCTATATCCAATAATTACGTCTTCACAAATTCGTGCCATCTTGAGTCCTTAGCGTAGTAGTTTTAGCAGATCGTCCACCGTCATCTGCTCCGCCAGCAGGTCATCAAGGTGCCCGCCGGTAGCCATTTTAGTCTTATCCTTGGATTTTTTGTTGTCTTTTTTCTTGTCGGTTTTATCCGATTTATCAGCCAACAGTTCTTCCAAAGTTGCAAACAAATCAAAGTCATCCATGCCGCCCGCATAGATAGGATCGGTCTTGTCTTCGCTGGTGTACGAGCCAGTGCCGGGCGTGAAAGTTGGGATCAAAACGCAAGTTCCGTCAACCAACACATATCCGGGTGGGCACTTTTTAGGTGGCGTCACGGGAGGTGGTGGAGGTGGAGGTGGCGTTACGACCGGTACGCACTTGCCTTCAGCATTCTTTACTTGTCCGGGTGGGCAATCTTTTTCTACTTTTTCACACACGCCAGTTGCCAAGTTGCGAATGTAACCTTCTTTGCAGACTGGCACACACTCGCCGCCAATTTTTTCAAAACCGTCTTTACATTCTTCATCATCAGGAACGCATAGACCTGTACCATCGTCATGAAACCCGGGTGCGCAACCCTCTGTTTTGATGGGTACGCATTGTTTCAAGTCTTCGTCGTATACAAACCCGGGATCGCACTTTGTGTCTTTAATCTCAATGACAGGGATACATTTGCCTGTAATTTCGTCACGTTCGTAACCAGTAGGGCACGGCTCTTCGGCTTTCTCACAAACACCTGTTGCCAAATTACGAACGTATCCGTCTGGGCAGTCGTCAGGAACGCAAGCGCCCGACTCATCTTTGTGATACCCATCTTGACATTCTTCTTCATCGGGAACGCATAAACCCGTTCCGTCATCATGGAATCCGGGCGCACACCCGGTTGTGATTGGCACGCAAGCATCTAAGTCTTCGTCGTATTTGGTACCTGCTGGGCATGGGTCGCGTTTGCCTACAATAGTTGTTGTTTGTATACACGCGGTGCCTTCTTCATTAGGCTCATAACCTTCAGGGCAATCAAGCGTATCGTCATCTGCCACGCAAAGTCCCGTTCCATCGTCATGGAATCCCGGGGCACATTCTTCTTTTGGCCACACGCATTCGCCCGTAGTCAAGTCCCGCACCATCCCAGTTGGGCAATCGGTAACTACAGTCTCATCGTCATCTGCCACACACATTCCTGTGCCGTCATCATGGAATCCGGGGGCGCATGGCGTTGCAACCACTGGATCGCATTCACCGGTTTCGGGGTTGAGCGTAGTCCCAATTGGGCAAGTTTCTTTTTTGCCAATAATTACCGTTTCGTCAACACAAGCCGTACCTTCTTCATTTAAGACCTTACCGGGCGGGCAAACTATTGCTTCTTTGTCATCATCCGGTATGCAAAAACCTGATCCGTCATCATGGAATCCGGGGGCGCAGTCCACACCAGTTTCATTCCAGTCGGCGTCGCACTCGCCTGTCACTGGGTTTAACGTGGTTCCAACTGGGCAAGTTTCTTTTGTGCCTTTGACCGTTACAGTACCTTCATCTTTTACAGCTTCGCACAGGCCGGTAGCGGTATTAAATACCATGCCGTCACCGCATACATCTAATAAATTTACGTCGTCATCACCCGTACCGGTAGTTGTGGTTAAGTCATCACCCGTACCGGTAGTTGTGGTTGTAGTTAAGTCATCGCCGGTGCCAGTAGTTGTAGTTAAGTCATCGCCGGTGCCAGTAGTTGTGGTTGTAGTCGAACCACCACCAGTATCAACCGTAGTCGAACCACCACCGCCACCACCAGTATCAACACCTGATCCACCACCGCCCGTAGTTACAGTTGAGCCACCGGTCAAATCCACATCAGTATTATCGTCACCCGTATCCAAAGTACCTATGCTGTTATTGAAAAGATTAATATCAGACAAAATAGTAGGAGAAGATGTCAAGTCAGGAAACTTGAGAGTGTCTCCACCAGCACCAGTTAGAGTAACGCCATTACCCGCATCGGATGCAGTGCCCGTACCTAACGCCGCAAGTTGAGTTCCAGCAGTGGCCGCACTGTTTGCGTCCGCTAAGCTGGTTGCAATTTGAGAGGCTACGTCTTTATCGGTTACTTTATTGGCCGCTTGAACCGCTGAGTCAAATCCAGTTGCCGCTGTGTACATCCCAGCAAAGTTATTGGTTTCGGCGGCTTTAATAAACCGCAAAGCGGCGGCTGCAACTTTGGCATCTGAGCTTCCAGTCAGACTAGACGCGGCACTCAATGCGCTTGCGTAGTCTCCCTTATCCAAACTATTGACAATATTGACTGCACTGCTTGCGTCTTTCAACGAAATCGTATCCGTCAGCATTGTGCTGCCAATATTGGGCGCAAACGGACTGTTCATAATGGACGTAACAATTGCAAACGGGTCTTTGCTGTCTACCGCTTTAGCAATACGAGCGCCAGCGGCCACATCAGAGAATCCTGCAAGGCCCGCGAGGGAAGCAATACCACCCAAAATATCTCCGTTGTTAATGGAAATAGCGGCATTAGCTGCAATAGCAAAGGGCTGAAGGGGTGACGGGATTACGGAAGCTAAGGCAAGGATAGGACCCCAGTTGGCTATGTCACTGCTAGATGCACCCGTGGTGTAAAACAAAGGATTACCATCTTTGTCAAACTGAACTCGATAGGCAGTGTTGCCTTTACCGGCATAGGTACCACCAAACGCAGTACCAGTCTGGCGTTCGCTATATGTGTTAGGTACAGCTTGTTTAGTTTCTTTGTTACCGTAAACCTCTTGCGTGCCCACGGGCGCTGTGTATGTTGTCCACTCTCCCGATTCGCCAGATTGAAGTTCTGATGTAACAAGCGACGGGTCTACTGGGTTTCCCTTTGAATCAACAAATCCGCCACGGCCATCGGGGGTTACACTTTCTTGAATTCCAGTTTGAGTAAATTTACCAAACTGCTTGATATCAGTAATACCAATACCAGACAAAATATTAGCCATGTCTGCGGCGTTAGCGGCAGCCGAACCTTTTCCCTCTCCTTGCCATTTAGCGGTAAGGTTTTGCCCAAGAATTTGCTGCGTCAGTTTATCAGCGACAGTCGTATCTGTTGCGGCAGTAGTAGGTTTTATAAGGGCGCCAACTCCGGGTGTTTCCCCACCGTCCGTTATGGCTGCGTATCGGTTAGTAACATTGTTTATATTAGCGCCCGTAGCCCGCGCAATATCTGCGGGTTTTAAACCAAATGTATCCATCAACCCGGCAATTGTTGTGTCGTCTGCTGTTGGGTTATCAGTGAAAAACTTAACAATATCTGCGTCTGATGGTTTGGCTGCGGCTACTGTTGTAGTTGATGCGGCAGGGGTTGTTACTGAAGTAACGGGCGTTGAGATTGCAGTTAAGAAATCATCTTGCGTAGTTGGAGTATTGACAATCTCATCTGTAAATGTGGGTACACCTGCGCGAGCGCCGTAAGTTGGAGGCGTTGGGATGTCTTCAAATGCTGACGTGATTGGCGTGGGGGATACCGCATCATACCTAGACTGAATATCAGCAACATTAGACCCAGTGGCCGCAGCCATATCAGCCGTGCTAACGCCATACATATCCATTGCCGCAGCAATGTCGGCATCACTCATACCCTCATTAGCGGATAAAAATTCTAAAATCTGTTGATGGGAAACTGCCATTATCCGACCTTCCAATTTGTTCCGTCAGAATATACAGGCACTGCTACCGCTCCGCCAGTCACGACTGTTGCACCAAACACTGGGGCCAAAGCATCCGTCACAAACGCTCTAGCACCTTTACCGGATACAGAAGCAAATGGCAGGGTGGCTACCGTGTAGTTTGTCAACGGCGGCTGAATTCCGTTAGAGTTTAGCTGGCCCAAAATGTTCTGGATACGGTTAAAGTACAGCCGCAAAATGTTGTTTAGCTGGTCTTGGTACTGCCTGTTGTATTCTTCTGTGGCCAACGGCAGCGCAGGAGGCTGCGCCCGCTGAAGCTCAAACTCTGAGGTAATAATTAAACTCATGAATTACCCCTGCGACCGTCTTGACGGATGTCCAAACGGGGCGAGCCCAACTGCCATGTAGTACCAATCTGGTTAGACTCAATCTTTAAAATCATTTGGCGACCGCGCACCCTGATGTAGACCTGACCCGTGAACTTCTCAATAGGCGCAGTAGCCGTGCGAACAATCGTTGCGTCACTATTCCCACCCAAAGAAATGGGATTGTTGTAGCCCGAACCGGAGTTCTGCATGGGGATCAGGGTCATTGTGACTTGTGGGGATTCAATGTTAGACCCACGGAATGTAATATCCGGCAAGATACGCCAGACAAAACCAAACCTGTCGCCATCGTCAATGTCAAACTCAGCGGTTTCAATATAAGCATTGATTGCAACAGGCGTGCCGGTTGTGTTGTCGTCCACACCATTTTCGTGATACACCACGTTGTAATCGTAAGTTGCCGCCATAGGGTAATTACGTAGCCCTGAGTCAAGCCAAGCGGTACGTGCCATGGTGCCGTAAGTCCATACGCCTTCACCATTGTTTTCAAAGTAGTTATACGTAACGTACCGGTCGATGGTAAATGAGTTGGCTGAGCAGTAGAAGAACCACACCTCGTTAAAGCCTTCATTCGTAGAGGCAACAATCTGAGCCGCTTGGGATAAGTTAATGTCTTCGTAAATGAACTGGCGCAGATCACAGCGCAAAGTTTGAACTCGACCATCGTATTTATAGAACTTGTCTACGCCCATCCAATAGGTAACGCCTGAAGCTAACGCCGCCGCATTTGGTCCAGCAATAGACAAGTTGTCGCCCAGCAACTGAGAACCCCACACAACCGGTGGCCCTTGGTACTGCAAAGAATACAGCGAAGAATCTGTAAACACCAAAATCTCTTGGCGAGATTGAACTGCGGTCACGATCTTTGAGCCATGCGATAGTTGCAAGCTACCCGCTTGATTGGTGGCGGCTGGAGCCCACTCTAAATAGTTTTCTTGGTCAGACCACCGTATCAGCATTGGGTTTTGAGTCCCAGTGCCGTACTCGGTACAACCAAAAGCAAATGTAAACCGCGACGCATCAGAGATAAGAATTAAGTTCTGTACCGCTGGAACAGAAGAAGCGCCGGTCAAACTAGAAATTAGCACGCCCCTAGTTGTCAAGGATGTGTTGGCTTTCCAGATGTATATGCCGCCACCATTAGGCGCAAAAATCAAATCTTCACCAAAGTTATTCTGGCTCCAAATCCGCATTTGGCTAGTAGACTCTACGCCAATACCCCATGTACCAGAGCCCCAAGCACCGGCACCCCAGCCAACCAAGGGTATTGCATAGGCTGTACCAACATTGATTTGATATGCAGCAAGTACAGAAGCCCCACCACCCGCAGCAGTAGAAGTTGCCGCTGTCGCCGCTTGAATAGAGTACGTTGTTGCAGATGTACCGATTGAAGCTAACTGGTATTCGCCGTTAAGGGTTAACCCTCCCACTGCTGTCGCGCCACTAAAAGTTACGTAGTCACCGTTAACCCAGCCCCCTGTTGCATCTGTAACAACAACAGTCGTAGATAGATTGGTCGTAGCAAAAGGGTTTGCGCCAAGCGTAGCTGCAGTTTTGCGCAGGGGTGTGATGTCGTTGTATGCACCGCCAGATTCAATATAGAACTTTAAGTTAGTGCCAACACCCAGCAAGTTTTGGCCGCCAAGAGTTACCCAGTTCCATAAAGAACGGCAAACTCCCAAGAATGTAGTGTTAGAAATGCGTTGCCAACCGCCAATCTTTTCTGGCGTACCCTGACGAAACCGCATCTTGTCGGAAACGTAATACCCGTTCTCGTTGGTGTAGCGAGTGTTTTCTCTGTTTACACCAGCTTTCAGGGTTAGCTTTTTTAACGGCATCGGTCAATCCAGTAAGGCGCACTCAGCCGTGCGGCGTTTTAACAAGCCCGGCAGTACTTTACCGCCACCTTTGGTCCAGAGCATCAGTTGTTCTTTTGCGCCTTCCCAATCATTGGCATTGATTTTCCTCTTTAACGTGCTTGTTTGCAAGCGTCCAGTGCCCAAGTTATAACAGAAATCTACAATCGCATTGCACTTACGCTCATCTGTAATCAAGCTGGGGCAGTTACGCAGAACACCGGGCAGATACGTATGCTCAAGCTCAATCATCAGAAGCGCCCTAGCCGTTGGTTCATCCATTGGTGCATCTTCCAAAGTCACCTTGCGCTTGTCTGCGTAGTAGGTAGAACCATAGCCAATCGTAGCCACGCCAGCCGGACAAAGGTACGGCTTGGCGCGGTAGCCCTCAAACTGACGGCACAGACTGGCGGCTAACTCTAGGTTCATATTCCGCGTTGCTTCAGAGTTCTATCAAGGAACCAATAGTTAATTGTTCCAGACAGCAGGGCTGAGAAGTCAGGTGTCATCATGGTTTTAAACACTTCTACGGCTGGCGCACCGCCAAGCCATGCGTTCCATGCAAACCATACGTGGATAAATGACCATACGAATAGTACCCAATATGTTACTACTGGACGGACAGATGCTGACAGACTAGCCACCCAACCGCCTGCGGCTTTGACCATCTCGGCCTGCTGGGTGATGGCGTTGTTGAAGGCATCCATTACGCCTACGTCCATAGCGGCTTCTCTTTGAGCGCCAATCTCAGCCAACTTCTGCTGACCGCGTAGCGTTTCTAATTCGCATTGACGGGCAAACATGGCAAGCTCATGCTGGCGCTCATTCTTCTTGTCAAAGAACTTCAGGACTTCAGGGGCCATGCGGAACAAGCCGCCAAAGATAGAGCCGAGCAAGCCCCCAGATAAAATATCAAGCATAGTTATTCTCCGCAGTGTTTACATTTGTGATGGCTGTCGCCGTGCGAGAGCTTAACCCCCGCTAAGAGGCCAATGAAGCCGCCGATGATTGTTTGGAACGCCGGGTGGAGCATACTGAAGATTTCTGCATTGTCCACTTCCTTGGCCCACAGGCCGAGCAGGAACGCAACCACCATACCGAGCACAGATAAGCAAAGGGTAGCGGCTACCATCAGGGTTACAGAATAGGTCAATTTACCCACGACATCTTGGTTATGTTCCATTTCAACCTCTATACGTACACGTCCAGCTTACGGTTGGTAAAAATCTCAAGGCTAAGTTGATTGCGTTCGGCTTTCTTTACGTACAACTCAACCTCAAGTTCATCAATTTTGTTCTTCACCTTTGTCATCTTCAACGCTTGTTTGTATTCTTCTTCTAGGCGCTGCTGCCTGCGCTCAAGCGCGTCTGTCTTGGTTGGCTCGCCTCCCGGCTGAACCATGGGATACCATTTGTGTATGGGCGGAATCATTTTGTTTCACGAGCAGTTGCATCTTTGTATCCATGTATGACTAACTCTCTAAGCTTTGTGGAGTCGGATGTACCCGCCCATTCTGCCAAATTGTTCCAGATAACCACGTAGTCTGAGGACTTGCAATGCTGTGCGTTTTGATTGAGCCATGCCACCATCTCTTTGTGGCGCTCGGTAGGGTCGTGGGTTGTGTAGCCAATTCCGTAAAACTCCCGGACGTGACAGCCATTCTTGGCTACGGCTCCAACCAGCCCTAACAACAGTAACAATACGATCCAGCGCATTCATCATGTCCCTGCCCAAGCAATTAAGTAGGTTCCAGCAATAATGAAGGCTGTTATACAGGCGGCTGCAATCAATGCCTCCGCCCAGTCCCACATTACTGCACCGATACGTCAGTAACGTCAGTCACGGCCACAGAATCATCTTCCGCAGGCTTGGTTTCTAACGCGGCTTTTAGCATTGTGAAGAAGGCATCTCTGCCCACTTGGAGTTGGTCAAGCTGGAACTTGGTAGAACCAATCTTGCGCTCAATGTCTGCAACGTGATTTAACAGCATCTGCTGCTGCTCCGTCATGTCTTC